GAATGTCGTGGTTGACACGGCAGGATCAAAGATCAGAGGATCGTGCCCAGACTGGTACAGGTACAGAATACCGTTCAGAGGGGCCATCTGCCAGTTACTAGCAGTGATCGTAGGGGCTGTACCACCGCCACCATAGGTCAGAGTAGTGAGCGTAGTCCCTGAGAGCCTATACAGCCTGTTATTACCTGCTGCAATGATGTGTGATGTTCCATCATTAGCTATTAACTCTCCGATAGCTTGAATGTTTGAAGAACCTAAGTCCACATTACCAGTATGCTGTCTAGTCCATCCTTTTCGTGCTCCGATACGACCAAACTTGTCAATCACACAATTGGCTGCAACCGTGGCAAAGCCAGACTCAAGGGAAACGATAGAGTCTTGGGTGTTTAAACCCATGAATCCTGGCGCAGCAATCGAAGTAGTTAATAACTTTGCTACCATTATACACTCGTCCAGGTTACTTGCTCGTCGTAGCGGTTAGCCTCAAGAGCAATCGCATCCGACAAAGCAAGACGATACTTTTGATACAGTTCACTGAATGACTGTCCACCATCTTCACCTCGTTCAGCAACAGCGTTAGCGTATGCTAACATCTGCACCAAGTGAGGAGGAACTTTAACCAAGTCACCGTTGGCAGACAGGTCAGTCTGAGGAATGTTCAGATTGAAACGCAATGAATAGACAGCATCAGGTTGTGGCCAGACACGGACAACATTGTCGTCGTTGCTCACACCGTCAAATGCATAGTAGATCGGAGCAGCATTCTGGACATCAGCGAGATAATACTGTGTATCCAACCAGTCAGGAGACACCTGATACATCGGGACATCTTCAGTCTCATTCATAACCATGTCAACCTTGAATCGTTGACCTGATCCAGTCAAAGTGTATGCTTGTTGTCCAGAGACAGTAGGAACAACAATCGTTTGACTTAAAGCATTCCAAGAATAAGCATCTTCAATTTCACGTTTAGCGTCATTCACTAAAACACCAATCAATGAACTGTAAACAGTATCATTAACAGAAGACACTTCTTGTTCTCTTAAACGAATAAGAACATTATTAACAAGTTGTAAATAAGTCGTTGCCATTAGTTTTCCTTGGTGTCTTTATAAGCAATCATTGTACTAGAAGTAGAAAAACCTGTCAATAGGTGTCTGCACTAGTGTTGTGCTTTTACAACAAACTGGAAGATCATAAATAGTGTAGCTACAACAGCCCAAGCACCCATGCCCATGTTTACCCACCGTTCAACCTTACGATCTACTCTTGTAATGCTCTTATCAAGTTCTTCTGTCTTTTCCTCAAGGTCATCAATGCGAACACCTTGAGCAGTCTGACGCTCTTCAACGAGGATCAGACGAGTCACAGCATCGGTTAGTTTGTCTACTTTGCTTTCGATACGTTTCAAATCCTCGTTGAAGCCTGCATCCATGTTACTTCTTAGCCTTCTTCTTGGACATCCCAGCCTCTGACAAGGCAATCGCTACAGCCTGCTTACGGCTCTTAACAACTGGGCCTTTCTTGCCGCTATGTAAGGTACCTTCCTTGTACTCTTTCATAACTTTCTCAACTTTACTGGGCTTCTTCATCATAGGTTCCTCGCTAAGTATTCGTACATGTGATAACAGAGCACAAGAAGGAAAGCAATAGCAAACAAATACAAACCGTTGGTAATCATCTCTTGTTTCCGACGTTTTGCAATCTTTGCTGCGTGCTCCCGTTGTTTTTTGATCTTAATTCGTTCAGACATCATGGACTTGTAGGCTTCCTGTCCATACACACCAGCGATAAGAATATAGAGTTCATACTCCATCTTCTTCAGTCGCTCACGGTGCATTACGATGTCTAATGCTTCCTGCTCAATTGATCCTTTACCAAGAAACTTGCCTTTCTTGAGGTCTTGTTCTTTTTTGGCAGCACTTTCGTTAAAAGATTGGACAGCCGAGTACCATTTACCAAGCTGTCCCGCTACACTTTCTATTTCTTTGCCAGCCTTCACCAGCTTCTGTACGGTATTGAATGCCGTAACAGCTACTCCGAAGGCTGTCACTGGATCAATCACAACATCTCCTTAGGTTACCAGGGCAGTCCCGACACCACAGGAGGGTTGGCCATGTCTTGCAGTTGCTGATCCAAAGCAGCTTCCTTAGCAGCCATTCCGTCAGCACCCCAGCGTGTCGTGAGCCAGCCTTTAACGTCAGCCTCAGTCAGTTCAGCGAAAGGCTTGAAAGAGCCTTCCTCGGTGAACGACTCAGTGCCGTACTGAGAAGCAGTAAATTCACCAGAGGTCTTGGTAACAGTCCAGTGAACCACTACCACAAAACCAGAAGTGCGTTCACGATTCATTTGATTGATAACAATTTCCACTTTATGCTCCTTTTAAATTCCAAGGGAAAGCAGATTCGTGAACAATCACACTATCTGCATGAGATGCCAACGGAATAAACCCTTTTGGCTTGTTTTTCATTTTTGTGTTGTATTTAGCTGATGTAAGCATCAAATTCCAAGGAACATGTAAACCACTTACATTTTCACCCTTTAAAGGAACAATGTGGTCAACTTGTACTTTAATTTGATTATGCTCGTTTAAATTCTTTGCGGCTTTATAAATTTCTCTTAAACGGGAGTTAAATATTTCATCTTTGCGATAGCAAAAAGGAACTCTATAAAACCTTCCACGTTCCGCATCAGCTTTAGCATTTGCTGCTTTTCGATGAATAAATGAACAAGCCCGACATCCATTATTTGATGAGTATCGCTCAGTTCCACCACACTTTTTGCAAGTAGCGCCAAAAAAGAATTGTTTTCCTTCTAAAATAGCCTTACGACGTTCAAGAGTGTTTTGACTAGGCTTTTTTACAACCAATCGCAAAGATTGATAAGAACATTTTTTACATCCATGTCCAACAAGATGTGTGTGGGCAATCACACTGTAAGGCCCATGTTCTTTGCAAATTATCGTAGCTGGTTTTTTTCTTCCTTGATAGTTTGCTTGGCTATAGTCATATCGATCACCATGAACTGAACGCGCTAAGGCAACGAACTCATCATGAGTGTATCGCTTGACCATGATTAGACCACGGTCACGAATCCGTCTACGGACAAGCGATCCATTTGGTTGATGATGATGTTCATTTCAGTTTCCTTTCTTACTTGGCTTCAAGTTGCGCCACACGGGCGCGGAGGGATTGCAGTTCAGCGATCAGCAGCGGCACCAGCGAGGACACATCCATTTGCTGAAACTTCGGCGTACCGTTTTCGTTCACGGCATCCTTCTCGCCAGTCACAGAGTATGGAGCCACTGCTTGCGCCTCATGCGCCACCAGCATCGGGCGGCTTTGCGTTGCGCCCTTCATCCGGCCTTCGTAGACCTTCAGTGCATCAATCGTTGCGCCGGGGTTGATAACAGGGCCGATGATGTCTTTAGCGCGGTAGTCAGAAGTGGTGTTGTAAGCAACCAATCCTCCCGCGCGGTTGTACGTAATGGAGCCACGTGTGGTGTAGGTTGCTTCAGTTCCAAAAATCGCAAACGTGTTATTGCCTGAAGTGGCTGGATGCCAAAAAGCGCCGCATTCATAAGAAGCGTCTTGGTTTGTTTGAGCAACAAATCCAGTTGTTCCAACAAAGGTTGCTCTTGCTCCGCTGAAAGCAGACAACGAACTCGTCGTCCCAACCAACAAATTCCCACCCGACGTAATCCGTGCGCGTTCTGCCCAACCGCCTTGATAGTCAGCAAAAACAATGGCTGATTGCGCTGAAGAACTTACAGGACTATATGTACCAATTGAAGCCACATAAGTGGGTGTAAGGTCTTTATAGTATTGCGTATATGAACCGCCACCAGATACCACTTGGTCTGTAATTCTGGCCGCACCATTATCTAAAACAGAAGTGGTCGTACCCGAACCTATAACAGCAAACTTTCCATAAGACGATGGACTCGTCGTCCCCACTCCCAAATTCCCACTTACATCCAGCGTCATCGCCTGCGTGAAACTGATGGCGTTTCCTGCGGTGCCGGAGGGGGCGGTGAACCATTGGTGTGCTCCACCGACTTGACCATATGCGGCAGCAAAGTCTGAATTGATATAGCGGTTTGTCCCGACAGT